ATGATTCTGCTTCCCATGCCTCTGAGAATTCACGATCTGCAAACAATCCAGCAAGTCCAGTAATTTGCTGAAGTCTCAAAACTTCGTCAGATTCCATTCCAAGTTCTTTTGCAATCTTTTCGTCATTCCAGAATCGTCGTTTTAACTCAACAACAATATCAGACATTGCTTCAACTTTGTGTTTTCCACGCGCTCGGTTATGTCGAATTGTTGAGGCCATTCGATCATTTTTATCAGTTTGCTCTGACCTAATTTGAACAAGTGGAAGATAACCGTGAACCCTTGATTGAATATCTTTGCACTCTTTGCCAACGCGATTGCGGTGAAATCCATCAATAACGTCTCGCGTACCGTCATCATTTGCCATTGATACAATTGGCTGTGTATAGCCATCGTTTGAAATTGATAGTCGCAGCAATTCCATTTCAGGTGGTGCTACGCTATTTGGGTTGTAATCATTTGCTTTTACAAGATCAGATTTAACCCATCGAACAAAATCAACGGGCTCTGTTTTGAATGGGCTAATTTCGTGAATCATTTCACGAATTGCATTGATTGCATTGACTTTTTCGTCAAGCGAAAATTTATTTATCTCTGCAAAAATAGGTTTACAGGAATCAACCAATGCAGTTGATTTTTCCTCTTGAAAAAGGTCGTTATTTTCCATGATTTTCCTTGTTTTGTTGAAAAACACCGCCTGTTAAGCGGTGTTTAATTGTAGCTCAAAAATCAGCGTTTTGCCCAAGGTGGCGACTTGGCCGCAGGTGCTGCCGGAGCTTGGCGCTGTGATGCTGGCGCTGCTTGACGCGGTGCAGGGGCTTGCGCTGGTGTGCCGCCTGTCATTGGCTTGTAAGCCTGAACGTTGTTGCCAGCTTTGTAATCACCTTGGGCCTCTTTAATCGCCAACTTGACAATCATTTGACCGGATAAAAGCTGGTCTGTATCTTCAAACGTAGCCGCCTGAATACCCAAAATGCGCAGAATGTCACCCAACTGCCCCCGGCCAATAGCCTCGGCCTTTTGGCTAGGGTTTTGAATGTTCAACATAGAAAACACAATGCGCCCCATGTGAGTCGGGCCGTCAACAATCATTTTCAGATTGATATAGGTTCCGTCACCCGCCTTGGTTTGCTTCAAGTCTGCGCCGTCAATAGTTACGCTGTATTCACCGGCTGGAAGTGGTGAAAAGTCACCGTCGCCAGTTGATGCCAAGTCTTCGTCCGTAAAACTCATTCCGATATGTGCCATTTGATTTATTCCTTGTTAACAGTAGTGATTGAAAATGATGGCCGTGAAGCCGTTGTGGTTATTGCTTTTGATAGCAATTTAGTTACATCTTTTGGTGAATTTTTCCATGCAGTCAGGTTAATGTCAGGCTTCCAGCGAAACAACTCAGACAGAACATATTGCACGCCATATTCATTTGCGATTTCCTGAACCAAATCAGCGTCAACCTTGCGATTTAAGCGGGTTGTCACTTTGACCGTGAAGTCAGATAGTTTAGTCGTTTGCACGGCGTCTAATCTGTCGTCAACCTTCAGGGCTTCGCTTAGTTGGTCTTCGATAGATCGGCGGCGTTATTGCGCTTCGTGTTCGTCAGACTTGGCTTTAAGCCATATTTTTGAGAGTTCTGAGGTGTTCATTTTGTTTCATCTTCGCTAAGTGAGTTTGCCCATTGAATGGCTTCTTTTTTACTTTTTAGCTTAATCCATTCTGATTTTTTCGACTTTGCAGAAATGCTAATCAAAAATAAACCGAATGTAAAAAACGTCCACCATCCTCCACCTTGGTTGTTGCTAAACCAAATACACAGAATCAAGAATCCAAAAGTCACAATATCTGACAAGATGCTTTCAAATGCTGTTGCATTGGTGCAAAAAACTGCAATTTCTTTTTTCATTTCAATTCCTTCAATAGTTCATTTGCTTTTTCAATGCACTCATTGCAAATGTTTCGTTCATCTTTTCCGGCTTGATTATTTGAAACAAGCCGCTCAACTTGGTGTTCAGTCTTGCCACAGAAAGAACATTTACGCTGCACTTTAGGTGGCTCTGTAAAGTTGATGATGTTTGTCATTTGAGTTCAACTTTGCGCAAATAGTATTCTGTACTTACTGTTCTTTTTGCATTGTGTTCATCACAAAACTTTTGCGCTTCTTTGCGATTTGAAAAAACAAATTTTGGAGTAGGAATAGCTATCGCAATTGGAGAGTAAAACGTACTCATGACAACATACATGCTACTCATTTGCGAGCCTCCACATGAAGTACTGATTTTGCAGACATATAGGCGGCATAGGCCTCTTCTTTAGATCCAAAGGAACCAATATGATGTCGTGTACCGTTTGCTCGGATAACGGCTTTAAATCTTCCCCTATCTTTTTGAACCCCATGAGGATTCTTTTGATTTTGTTGATTTACTGCCTTAGAAACGTCCCTGAGGTTATCGATTCTGTTATCACTTGGGTCGTGGTTTATGTGATCAATCTCACCAACGGGAAGGCTCCCGTAAACATACAGCCACGCTAGCCTATGTGCCTTGTACGTCTTCCCTGCTAGACGTAAGCAAATATAACCTTTTGCATCGTGGCCACCTGCGGTATCGCCTATGCGTACTTTATTGTTAATACTTTTAACCCTAGTAAATACCCCAGTATTGATATCGTAACTTAGGTGATCCTTTAGTATTTCTTGCGTAATCATGATTACCCATTTCTTGCGGAAAGCATGGCGTCGGCAAAGATATATGAACTATCCGCAACATTTTTTGCAAAATACTCATAAGTTTCATCATCGCTTTTTTGAGTTGTATTATCAGAACAGATTCCTTGCATCGCCTTCGCTGCAAAGTAATCGCGCAGGGTCATGCCATCTTGGGCTATTGCCCCAAAATGCTGTGGCTCACTATGTGGCCTTGGAAACGCTGGCCCGCATGTTTCAATTTCTTTTTTCATTCTGTTGCATCCTTCAAAATTTCAAACAATTCATAGCGCATTTTTGATATATCGCTTGGCTCGTCTGATTCATAGGGCCAATTTTGCAAATAATCACGCAAAAATGTGGCCTCCTTATCTGACAAGGTAAGCAAATGAGCTTTAATTTGATGTGTTTCAATCTTACTCATACAACCGCCTTAATCATTGCATCATTAAAAGCGCCCCAATTCAGAGAAAAGCTATCAGGCAAGCTGTAGCGATTCTTAGCGAGATACGCTGGCTTTTCTTGCGTGAAAATCATTCTCTCACCGTTTGAAATAGCCCGTCCTCGTTCTTTGTTGAAGCCTAAATCCTCTTTTTTCACTACGGTTTTGTAATTTGCAAAGAAAACACAGTCTGCCCATTCTTGAATGATGGAGCTTGATCGTGTTTGAAGCTTTGGTTGATAACGGTCGTAGCTGTCCACCTCGGGGCTGTCAAAACGCTTAATCTCACTATGACCAATGAGAATCACGTTCATACCCTTGTCGTTGCGCAGAGCATTAAACCCATCCAAAATGTCGCGCCATTTGTTCGCCAAGTACATTGCAGCCCGGCCATAAGCCAGCTCTTTAGCGTCGTGTTCAGCTTCAATCTCGCTATTAAGCAAGTTCTCAAGCCAGTCAACGGTATCAAGCGCAACGGTCTGGTATTCATGCTCTTCGGTGTAAAGCGTCTGGATCATTTCCATAACGTCAGAGCTACTGGTGGCAATAGGAAAGTGTGCCACGTCCAAGGCGTCTAGTCCATCTTCAGCACAAATGAAGATAGGGTTAGGTGCTTGGCTGGCAAATGTGCTTTTACCAATGCCGTGCGTGCTGTAAAGGAAAATGCGAGGTGGGCGAAGGTTTTTACCCTTCTTGATAGAGCTTAAGTCAATAGCCATGATGGTTCCTTTGTAGTTATTTTATTAATTTCCAAATCGAACCATCGTGTCTGATGGTTTTAGCATCACAGCCGCAGCTTGTAGTGCTTTTGCATTTTCAAGAACAGCGTTAGCAATAAGCATTACGCATTCAACTGTTCCTTCTGCTGGCGTGCTTGTGAAATTGCAATTGCTTACAACAAAGCTTT